AGTTCGTGGTTTGGATTGGCTAGGAGATAGTGAGTTCTACAAACGTAGGTCACCAAATAGAAATGACTATATTAAATCTTCATATCGTGAAGAAGTAATAAATGAAGAAACCGGAGAGAAAAGAACACTTATGCTCGGTTTTGGTAGTGAAGTCTACTGTATTACTGCAAAAGATAATACGCAAGCTGTATCAGGTCTAACACCTTTTTGGATTCTTTATGAAGAAATTGGTAAATGGAAAAAGGACACACTTAAGCAAACTGCAGAGTTCGTTAAACCATCTTTACTTGCAGAGGGTGACAAAACCGGTTATCAAATGTATATTGGTACTGGTGGTGATATGGACGAGTCTGTTGCTGATGTAGAGGAAATGGCATACAATCCAGCTAAATTTGACTTACTTGAGTTTGATAATATATGGGAAGAAGATGAAATCTCTTCGACTGGTAAGGTAGCGGCCTTCGTCCCAGCTTATGAGTTTGAAATTATTGATGAAGATGGTAATAGTTTGATAGAGGAAAGTATTGTTTCGATTCAAAAAGAATTATCGAGCAAAAATTCTTCTGAGCGTTATATTGCTCTTACTGCTAAACCACTCTATCTATCACAAATGTTTATGGTGGCTACTGGTGGTTTCCTTGGAGAAACGGCTAATCAAAAATTGAATGATAGAAAACGATATCTTCTTACTCACCGTGAACAACAAATTGCTTACAATGCAGATATTAATTGGCTTGATCCATTTGATTGGGGTAAAGGAGTAGAACTTGTTCCATCTGAATTGGGTCGTTTCCTTATCATACAAGCACCGGAAGTTGATGGGTATGGTAAGATATGGAAAAACCTTTACAGTGCTGCTACGGACAGTTATGATAAGGTAGAAAGTGAAACATCATTCTCATTAGGTAGTTGTTCTATTTGGAAAGGAGCTATTGATTCACATCATACTTTTGATCATTGGGTTGCCCGGGTAACAGAACGACCAACAGAAGATGAAGGTGGAAATTATCAGTTCTATGAAGATACAATAAAGCTTTGTTATTTATATGGTGAGTGCGAAAATTTAATTGAATATTCCAATGTATTGATTTTTGATTATTATAAGCGGGCCGGATGTGAGTTTTTATTACAAGAACGCCCACAGATGGTAATCAGTCAATATGTACAAGATGGTAAGGCTGCACAACGTTATGGAGTAGAACAATCATTTATTCCACATGCTTTGAATATATGGAGAGATAAAATGAAGCAAGATGATTTTGCCATTGTTGATAAGATGTTTGACATACGACAAATTGAAGCTTTTGCCAAATTCAAAAAGTCACCAAAATATAATTGTGATATTACAATTGCCAGTGCATTAAATGTTGCCAGTGCATTAGAAACACAAGAGTTCGCAGCCTATTCAGAAGGAGAAGAACAAGAAGAGGACACATACGGTGGATATGTATCTGAGAACAATCAAAATATTAAATTCGCTTCTTAAAATCAATATTATGTTTCCAGAAAAATTAATTAATAATGAGAATAAAGACGACAACTATTTCAAAGAAGTTGCCAAATATATTCTATCATCCGGCGCTTCTGATTTTCATGAAGATAATGTAAAAGACAGAAAATGTTGGAATATTTACCATGGTATTGTCGACAATACAAAGTTTGAATACTTGACAAAAGTAGAGGGTTTTACTTATCCGGCTAAATTTAGAAACATAGGTAATGAGATTGTGAGAAGCAAACTTAATATCTTAGAGTCTAAACAAGCTCGTAGATCGTTCAAGAGCAAAGCAATTGCTATGGATGAACGTACACTTCAATTGAAGTATGAAAATCGCATTAAGGCCAGTCTAAATGCTCGCTTGGAAATGTATAAAGAACGTGATGCTATTGTTCAACAACAAATTCAAGAAGTACAAGATAGAATGAGCGATATGCAAAAGCAATTAGAAGTTCAACCGGACAACGAACAAGCACAAGCTCAAATGGAAGAACTGAAAAAGAATATGCCTATGATCCAATTGGAGATGCAGAAACTTATCAGAAATCTTTCTCGTGTTTCATTAGACAATAATGAAATGCAAAAACGTATTGATTATTTCTTATTGAATACCGATGTTGAGATAATGCAACAAGTAGCTAATGCTGCATTGAAATCTGCTATTCAAACAGAAGATTTAAAACAACATTGGAATGTAGGACTTCGTGAGAAAATTGCAACCGGTAAACCAACTTATATTACTTACTATAATCCTAGAACAAAGAATGTAGTTTTTAAACAAGTTGATGCTAATACTGCAGCTTATTCTAAAGGTGGTAATAACCGTTGGACACAAAATGGTGAGTGGTGCTTTACAAAAGAATATATGAATAAAAGTCAAGTATTCTCTGAATTTGAATTGACAAAATCTGAGGAACTAATTATTCAAGCGTATAGCCTTGGTGATGCTACTGCTTTAAAAAACTATGTTGGTAACAGTGCTTACTTTGATAATAGTGAAAACTTCAATGATCAACATAATGCAATTGAAGTATCGCGTATTTGGTTCCTGGCACCAAGAGAAATATTTTGGAAAAAGACACCAAATAAATATCGTCCGGAAGAATACTTTGTACACCTTACAACAAAAGATGCTAAACTAAAAAAAGATGAAATACGTAATCGCGCTGTCATTTATGATATGTATCATGTTGTTGTTATTGGAAACGTTATTCATCTCAATATGGGTAAACAAGAGAACGTTTTTAGACCAATTGACATGCCCGGGCTACCAACACTCCCACTTGTTGCAAAATCATTCAATACAGCGTCTGAAAAACCATATTCTCTTATATGGAGAGTACGAGAACTAATAGAACTTTATGATATTGTAAATTACAAGAAAGAACTTACAATTGCTTTGTCCGGAGTAAAAGGTATGATAATGGATAAAAGCCAGAAACCTGATAATATGACTTCGGGTAAATGGATGTATTATCGTAAGCTTGGAACCATGTGGATTGAAACAATGAAGAAAGGTCGTAAAACACCGGCTTCTTATAATCAATTCCAAAACTATGATGATACTATTACTCAAAGTATTACTTTCATTGATAATGTTCTTAATGGTATAGACTCATTAATAGGTAAGCTCATTGGTATTACTGATGCTTCACTTGGTCAATTTGTATCTTCTGATCCAGTAAGTAATGTAAATATGTCCCGAGAACAATCTTCTCTTATTACTGAGATACAATATTCTGAAAATGATGCAGTCTTTGATAAAGCAATTGAACTGTATTTAAATTTGAAAATACGTTATACATGGAAAGATGGTAAGGTCTTAAACTATCTTGATAAAGACTTAGAAGAAGTTTTAGTTCAAATTCCAAAGGGAACATTGAATGGTTCTGATTTTCGTATATATTCTTCTAATAACGTAAAAGAAGAATCACGCCTTGAGGATTTACGTACTGCAGCAATGCAATCATGGGGTCGTGCTGAACTTCCATTTACTTCTGTTGTCAGCATGTTTAAGATTGATGATTTGACTGAGATGGAAAACAAGCTTATTCAAATGTCTAAAGAAGCAGAAGCAATTAGACAACAAAATGCAGCTGCTACTGAAACAGCAAAAGAAGAAGCTAAACAAAAAACAATTAATTTGCAAGGTCAGATTGATATGCAACTTTTAAAAGTAAAAGATGAATTTGATTTAGCTTCAAGAGAAATAGAGAAAGCTCGTTTACAACTTGATGAAAAACGTTATGAATGGGAATCAGAATTTAAAGAACGAGAACTTGTTGTTAAAGAGAAAACTGAAAACTTCAAAATCATGGCACAAAATGATATTGAATCAGCTTACTTAGATGAAGAAGGACGTTCAAATAGAGTACAAGAAATGATGAAACAGTTTGAAATTAAGATGAATGCAATCTTATCGGAAGCTCAATTAAAAACTGGTGAATTGCAATCTATTCGAAAGACAGAAGTTGATCATGAAAAAAACATGAGGAACAAAGTAAATATAAAAGACTCATAGTAATTAAATTATTCATATATTTGCAACATATTATTAATCAAATCAAACACTTATGTTTAAAGACAGATTAGAAAAA